CGCCTCGATGGCCTACAAAGTCGCCCGATCCAAGACCGCACTGGACGACGTCGGCAAAAAGCTGGTCGCCGACCTCAAGGAAGTCCCTAAGCTGATCGACGCCGAGCGCAAGCGCGTTCGCGACACTCTGGACTCATGGCAGGAAGAGGTTCGCCGGCCGCTGAACGATTGGCAGGCTGCCGAAGACGCCCGGGTCGACAAGCACAACGACGCGATCGAGCGTATCCGCGTCCTCGCCATCGATCTGGACGGCATCACCGCCGAAGACCTGGCCGATCGAGTCGAACAGCTTGAAGCGGTTGCCCTGGGCGAACGCTGGGAAGAGTTCGAGGCGGAAGCTGCTCGCGCCAAGGACAAGGCACTGGGTGTGCTTCGCGCTGCCCTCGCCGCCCGCCAGCAGTACGAAGCTGACCAGGCAGAACTGGTTCGCCGTCGTGCCGAGGACGAGCTGCGCGCCCAGCAGGAGCGTGACGCACAAATCGCCCGAGAAGCTGAAGAGCGCGCACGACGTGTAGCCGAGCAACAAGCCCAGGCTGAACGAGAGGCCGCCGCCCGCCGCGAACAGGAACTGATCGACCAAGCCGCAGCAGCTCAGCGCGCAGCCGAACAGTCCGCTCGTGACGCAGAGGCTGCCGCCGAGCTGCAACGCCGCCAACTTCAGCTCCAGGCCGAGCAAGCCCAACTCGCTGCGGAACAGGCCGAAGCCAACCGAGTTGCCGCAGAGCGTCGCGCTGAGCAAGAACGCATCGCCGCTGAAGAGCGCGCCTTGCAGGCAGCCGAGCAGGCCCGCATTGATGAGCGCCGCCGAGCAGATGCGGCCGCTGCAGAGATCGTGCGCCAGCAGGAAGCTCGAGAGCGCGACGAAGCGCACAGGCGATCCATCAACCGTGTCGCCCTGGACGCTTTCATCGCCGGCGGCATGCCTGAACAGTGCGCGAAGCAAGCGATCACCTTGATCGTGCAGCGCAAGATCCCTGCCATTTCAATTCAGTACTGAGGTCGCCATGAGTAATCTTGCAGTGACAGAAAAGGTCGAGCGCGTCCCGGCCGTGCAAACCGAGTCGGCAACGATCATGTCGATCATCCAGCAGGTGGCTATGTCGCCGGATGCTGATATCGACAAGATGGAGCGCTTGATGGCAATGCACGAACGCTACCAGGCGCAGCAGGCGAAACAGCAGTACGACGAAGCGCTAGCCCAGATGCAGGAAGAAATGCCTGTGATTGGCGAACGCGGAGCAATCCGCGACAAATTCAAGAATGTCCAATCCACCTATGCGCTTTGGGAGGACATCAACGAAGAGATCAAACCAGTCCTCGCCAAGCACGGATTTGGCTTGTCGTTTCGTATCCCGCGCACCCAAGGGGGTGTTGAAGTCGAAGGTGTCCTCAGCCATCGCGCAGGCCACCGTGAAGTCACCTCGATTTTTCTACCGGCGGATGTCAGTGGCAACAAGAACGCAGTTCAGGCCGTGGCCAGCTCCGTCAGCTACGGAAAGCGCTACACCGCCGGCGCCTTGCTCAACTTCACCACCACCGGTGAAGACGATGACGGCCAAGGGGCCAACAAGAAACCCGACCCGCCGGCAGAGCCGGTCATCACCGCTGGCCAGGCCGCCCAGCTCGACTCGCTACTGAAGAAATGCAGCCAGGTGCTACAGGACAACTTCACGGCCAAATACGGCTGTGCTGCCAACGTATTCAAATCTGAGTTCGATGCAGTATCAGCTCGGATCACCAAAGCCGCCAGCCGGCCGCAGGAGTAAACCATGCAGATCATCACCGATATTCAGCAGGGCACCCCTGAGTGGCTTGCGCTGCGCCTGGGCATCGTCACCTGCTCGGAGCTGGACAGTCTACTTGTTAACGGCAAGGGCGAAGCCGGGTTCGGCGCAGGGGCGTTCACCTACATGAACACTCTGATCGGCGAACGCATCACCGGTGAGCTGGCCGACCCATTCACCGGCAATCGCCACACCGAACGTGGTCATGAACTGGAAGGCGCGGCGCGCATCCTGTACGAAGATTGCGAAGAGGTGAAAACCACTCAGGTCGGCATCATCCTCAACCATGGAATCGGATACTCGCCCGACTCTCTGGTGCTTGAAGAAGGCCTGACAGAGATCAAAACAAAACTGCCGAAGCTGCAGGTCGAAGTGATCCTTGGCGGCGAAATTCCAAAGGAGCATGTCGCGCAATGCCAGGGCGGGCTGTGGGTGTCGGAACGGGAGTGGATTGACTTCGTGTGCTACTGGCCCGGAATGCCGTTGTTCATCAAGCGCGCCTACCGCGACGAAGTGATGATTCGCAAGCTGAGCGAACGGGTGAAAACCTTCTACGAGATCCTCGAGGAGCGCATGAACAAGGTGCTGGGACTGGCAGCATGAACGCCGCCGAACTCCAGCAAGCCATCGCCCAGTTCGAGGCCTCCGGCGGCCAGGTGCAGATGGTGGCCGATTCCTTCAGGACCCATCCGGACCCTTTCTGTATTGCTGTACCGCCACTCGATGCTGAACTGGTTGAGGCAATTCGCGGCTTCGCCGACGTAGGTGTCTGCGCCGCCGCCAAGGCCCTGGGTAAATCGACCCGGACCATCAACTACATCGCCGGCCTGTACGGCATCAAGTTCGCCACGACCACTGCCGCCACGCTGGAAGATCGGCGCAAGGCGGAAGCGAAGCTGGTACCGCGCATCCGGCGGATGGCCAGAGCCAACATGAGCCAGATCGCTAACGCCGAACAACTCGGCATAGGTCGAATCGTCCTGCGCCGCATCGCCCACTTCCACGGCATCACCCTCAACTCCCGAGCATCCTGATATGGACACACTCATTCAGCTTGGCTACGACCGCCAGGCAGAGATCGAGGCCGCAAAAGCGGCCTTCTTCAATTCTGGCGGCAGCGTTCGTCAGTGCGGGCTCAGCGAAACCCGGCCCAAGCCGCCGAGCATGTGGAACTCGGCCATCACCCGCCGCCATGGCGCGCGCCGCGAGTTCGAACGCAAGGAAAGCGAACTGGCCCAGTTGATCCGCGACAACGCGGTGATGGAGTCAGAGTTCGGCACCGTCCGCCGAATGCCGATCGAGGTCCGCAACAAGCTGCGCGCCATGGGCGAGAAGCTGACGACACCACAGGTTGAGCAGATCGCGGCGAAGTACCAGATCGAACTGGCGGAAGGCGGGAAGCTCACTTGAGACGCATCAACAACCAGGTGCGCCAGCGCCGACGACAGACATGGCTGGATCTACCGGCCCACGGAATTGTAGAGACAGGCCATGGCCGAGAAACAGCAGGAGCCGACGGCGGAAGCCATCAAGCAGCGAAAGAAGCGCGAGAAGGAAAACGCGAAGAATGCCGCACTGGGCATCGAGAAGCTCCAGATCGAAGTGGCCGGGGTGTTCAAACCTGACCTCAAGCGGGTCATGGCCGCGCACGGGATCAACAACCAGCAGGACGTTCACCAGCGGCTGCTGAGGAACCTGATCAGCGCCGAATTCGAAACGCAGGAGTGGATGCTTCGAAATGTCACGACACCTTACGAGCCGACCGAAAAGGTGCTGCGACAATTGAGAGCGGCCGGGCTGCAGCATCTGGCAAAGCACCCCGGCGAACCCGAAGACGAGATCGTCGCGCCCTCATAATCAACCATGTATTTCTTCTGACGATGGCCGCGGTGCTCCAGTCGACGCGGCGGTTTCGCAAACGCTCACAGCCACAGTTAGGAGGTCTTTGATATCCGAGAGCATCACAAACCATCTGCTGCAATGGGCAAGTTTGTCAGCGGTTGCCATGCCGGCCCAGCGCGGATGATTTATTGTCGCTGTAGCATCGTTTACAAAAGTCTGTACGAGGCCCAAAGCTCTGGCAGATCTTTTAGCGGCATGCTTCGGAAGTTTTAGAAGCGGGTAAAGATCGTCGATCGATATTGCTTTGGAGGCTGATACAAGCTCTTCCATAGCCTTAACCGCCTTCTCATATGATTGCTCGCCTTCGCCAAAGGCAAACCAAGCAAAAAGATAAGATGTCCTTCTCTCAAGATCTGATAGAGGGCTGAGCATTTTTGCAGCGGCTAGCTGAGCGCGATCATTGTCTGCCCTTCGCGTTGTCCAGGCCGCGTGCCCAGAAACGCCCAAGGCGACAGCAACGGCGGCCAGCGTGCCGATAGCCGACCACATATCCCACGGCGAGTCTGCCATTTGTTTCTCCTTCCGGCTCCATGCCGGGCCGAACACAAATACCCCACTTCAATGAATCACGCCAGCTGGCGAGGCAGGAACATCCTCGGAGATATCTATGAGCACCTTTGCAGTTCAATCAGCAAGCTGAGATCAACATTCGCGCAACCGCTAGCGTCTACTTCGTGAGCTTCAACAGCAACGAGTGCAACCGCTCGTTTATTGAAGGGCTAGGTGCTGCCATTAAACGAAGCTGATAAATCGCGTCGGTTATGTGTGCTTGATACACATCAATTGGTCTGAAGAGTGAATCGGGTTTTTCGATTACTTCGAAAACCTGGCTGAACTCGTTCAATACTCCCTCTACGGCGTGTCGCACAGAAACTATGTGCCCGTAGACTTGAGCATCTACACCTGGGTCGTTCTCGAATGCACGTAGCGGGAAGAGCGATTGGTCGAGACTGACCATTACCGCCGACTGCAAGCCACTTGTTTGCAGGCCATTTTGCCAAGTATCCAATGCTTGGATAACTCTACGCCTAACGTTATCCGTTAACAAAATTCCGCGCGCGATGGCATCGGCTCTTGCTTGAGATTCAATCTTTAAGCGATACCGAGATTCCCTTCCAGACATCCAAATCGCAAGCAGGATTGCCGCGATAGAGCCAAATGCCTGCACCCAAGACGCCAGACCCGGATGACCCTCAACCCAGTAAGAAACAACTTCCCAACTCATAACCCACTCCCCCTGTAGATCCCGGAACTATACCGGCGAGGATCCCCTATGTCCGCACAACAGAAGAAACCCCAGTTAATCCATGGCCAGCCAAGCATGGGCCTGCCCTTCCAGAAAGAGCTGGTGGTGGACCTGTTCGCCGGCGGTGGCGGCGCGAGCACCGGCATTGCCCGGACGTACCGAGAGCCGGATGTCGCGGTAAACCACAACCCGATCGCACTCGCGGTTCACCGCGCCAACCACCCGCAGACAGCGCACTACGTCGCGGACGTGTTCGAGGTTGACCCTGTCCACGCCACCGGTGGCCAACCGGTCGGCATCCTCTGGGCTTCGCCGGACTGCCGGCACCACAGCAAGGCCAAGGGTGGCGCGCCGCGCGATCGCGGTGTTCGCGGACTGGCCTGGGTCGTCGTGCGCTGGGCCCACGCCACCCGGCCGCGCCTGATGTTCTTGGAGAACGTCGAAGAGTTCTGCGACTGGGGGCCGATCGATGAGGACGGTCAGCCGATCAAGGCCGAGCGCGGGCGCACCTTCAAGTCATTCATCGCCGCCCTCAGCAGCGGCCTCGCCGCTGATCACCCGGACATGCCAGAGATCCTACATTCGATCGGCGAATTCGTGCCGGTGGAAAGCCTGGTGCGCGGGCTAGGCTACAACGTCGAATGGCGGGAGCGCATTGCGGCCAACGCCGGTACCCCGACCATCCGCAAGCGTCTGTACCTGGTGGCGCGCAGCGATGGCAAGCCGATTATCTGGCCCGCGCCGAAGCGTCACAAATTGCCGATGGCGAAGCAGCTGCCTTGGCGAACCGCTGCCGAATGCATCGACTGGAGCAATCTCGGCCGCACGATCTTCCGTGACAAGCCGATGGCAGTGAACACCATGCGTCGTGTGGCTAAGGGCTGCTGGCGGCATGTGCTTACCAGCGCGAAGCCGTTCATTGTCCCGATGCGCGGCACATCGGAAGCGCATACCAGCACTCACGGCATCGACGAAGCACTGTCGACCATCAGTGCCGGCGGCACGCATCACGCACTTGTGCAGCCGGTGGCAGCGCCATTCCTCACCAAGTGCGCTAACGGATCATCGCAGCGCAACTTCAGCGCGCTGGAGCCGCTGCGGACCCAGGTCGCACAAGTTAAGGGTGGCCACTTCGCGATGGCGGCGGCGAACATGGTGACATTGCGAAAAGGTTCGGTCGGCGCTGACGTTGATGGACCACTCAGTGTGGTGGCCACCAGTACAGGACACCATGCAGTCTCAGCGGCATTCTTCGAACAGGCGAACGGCGGTTTCTACAAAGGCGACGGCCGATCGGCATATGACCCGATCTCGACCATTTGCCAATCCGGGGCCAACCAGCGCCTGGTCAACGCTTACCTGGTGAAGTACTACGGAAACGAGAAGGACGGCATTTCGCTCACCGAGCCGATGCACACCCTGCCGACGAAGGATCGGGTGGCACTGGTCGAGGTGGTGCAGGTGCCAGACACGCTGACGCCAGAGCAACTGGAAGGCGCCCGTCGCTGTGCAGCCTTCATGCATGAACATCTGCCAGAACACTTCAAAGATCCGGCGGACCTGGTCATGGTCGGCGGTTATGTGCTTGTCGATATCACCCTGCGCATGCTGCAGCCGCCTGAGCTGAAGGCCGCCCAAGGCTTCGACAAGGACTACATCATCGATCGTGGGTTGTTCGTCAGCCCGGTCACCGGTGCCGAAGAGTGGCGCGACATCAATAAAACGGACCAGGTGCGGTTGATCGGCAACAGCGTTTGCCCAGATGAGGCAGAGGCGTTGGTTGCTGCCAACGCCGCGGACATCATCGAGCTTTATCAGCGCCTTGCGGCTTGACGAGCTGTTTTCACGATTTCGCGGGGCCTCCTTGAAACAGCTTGGTGTAGGCGAAATAGCCAATAGCAATCTCTGCGGCTGCCATCACCCCAAATACTGCGCCGAACATAAACGATGCAGCGATAAAGCCGATCGCAATCACGCCTACAAACCCCTGAAGGATTAGAAGCGTCTTTGGATCAATCGACAGCTTTCTATTAAGTACAAACGCCGCGGCAAGGCCTATCAGCACGCCAACAATAATTCTCGCAAACATGGTTCAACTCCCTTTGACTGAAGTGCGGGAGTGTACTCCATGCTGTCACAAAATCTCACCACTCCACCGCCCGGGCATGACCCGGCATATTCATTGGTGCTGATTGTGAACATCGCGAAAATCCTCAAGCTCCTTTTTCACTGTCCACATGTCCTCTTTCTGGCCGCGGGACATAACAATCTCCGGGCAGCGGCTACAAACAAATCTCACGCGGTCCTCGGTGAGGTTGTTGAAGCTGGCGATCGCCCTAGTTGAGCGATAAGGGAGGCCGCCGGCTTCAGCCCTCATCCACCCGAGTACTCGCTTGGTGTCCAAAGCATCCCTGATCGCTTGGTGAGCCTGCTGCACGCCATACAAAACCAGTCCGGCCACGGCGCCACCAGCAGCTCCACCGACCGACGTTGAGATGATGTCGTTGAGCAGTTCCTGATCCATAGCAAATTTCCCCCATTGAATTTCGCAGAACTATAGCCGCGAGGTATCCCCATGCCCACAGAAAACCTATAGACCTCGCTTAGCAATAAGCTTGGCCCCAACCTCACGCCCAGCCAGTTGCGCCAGACCACGGCCAACAAACGTTCGATCCCCCGCAGCAGCCGGTACCACGACTTCACCACCACGCTTTATCTCGACATTGATACGCTAGGTCTCCCGGCCTTACTCGTCCTTGTCGCACTCCATGTAGTTCCAGACCTGAAAACCTTCGATCTCATCGTAAATATCGTGTTTGGTCATGGGCCTGTCCGCATATAGGAAGACGCCATACTAGCGCTCAACCGACCGGATACAGGACGGTAAGCTTACCGTGCGGCAAAAAAAATGAAAAAAATTAGTCTGTCTTTCTCTCCACAGGGCTGTCAGTAGATAAGTGTTCAAACCAAACAGAATATTTATTAGACGGAGACTTTAGAAAAATTTTTAAGGAAACAGATTCAACTATCAGATTCAGAAGTACGTTAAACAGTATAAGCCAGAACACCCAAGAGCCGCCCAAATCAAAAATCCAAATCACAGCGATAATCGTATACATATTTAATGCATTTCCAGCCCCATGTCTAAGATACCAGTCTGTAGGTGTTCCCCATAAATAGCGTTTATCTGGCATTTCCCTAGCGATCACATTGGCAAACAGAGCGGTGAAAACCAAAGGAAAAATAAATGTAGGCGACGAGATAGCTATAGCCAAAACAATCAACTTAGATACATCGATAGATAAAAACGTTTCAGGCTCATATTTATAAAAAATCAAAAATCCGGGAGCAACAAACGAAAAAAAGAAAATCGCCAAATTCGCCGATAATGAGACATTTAACTTTTTCAGATCACCAATTTCCATTTTCTAAAACCTCCATTTCTAAAAGTGATTAAGCCTAACAAAGTCCGGAGCGAAATAGAACTAACCCCTACCCCACACAAGAGCCTGCCGGTGTACGGCAAGTTGTCAGTGGCACCACTGCGACTCACACGGTATCCCGTCGTGGTCTCCGTCTATTTCCATTCCCGGGCAATTTTGCAAAAAGCTTTTGGCCTCAGCACATGAGGTCATCTGCGAACAATATTTACGCCCATCACATTTGAATGGAGCCGAAATAGGTTTCGGTACGGCCGCGACTGTAGAGGTTCCTTTGGGACTCGATAGTTGAGTCTCAGGCCAAGACTGTAATTCGGGGGAAAGCGTCCAAGCCAACAGACCAACAACAAACACAACCAAAATCAGTTTCATTTTGATCCATCCGTGATGAGAGACCGTTTGCGTTCTCACGTTGCCTGCTTTCCAGCGTAACCCACTAATCCACATACAGCCTGCCGGTGAACGGCGGGCGAGGACTTCCTGCATGTTCGAATTTCTGAAAAAACGCTTTCGCCGCAAGCCAGAAGTAAAGCCGGCGGCACCAAGCTCGGCGACTCGGGCGTCCAACAGCTTCGGCGCCACTTCATCATCGACGGCAAGAAATGACTCGTCATCAGATCTGCTCAACCCGCTGAACCCTCTCAGCCCTCTGAGCCCGTTCAGTCCTCTGAATCAGATCGACACCTACGAGCCTCCGCGATCGAGCAGCCACTGCGATACCAGCAGCTACTCCAGCCATGACAGCGGCAGCAGCTACTCGAGCGACAGTTGCAGCTCTTCCAGTTCGAGCGACAGCGGTTCCAGTTACAGCAGCGATTAATCCCCATCACCACCTTCTGCCGCCACGCGCGGCATGGAGCATCGCAATGCCCATCTACGACATCCACGAAAGACTTCCGGATGGCGGCGTCGGCCGCCTGCTCGACACCATTGATCGCCAGCCCGAGCACCACAAGACCGGCCAGTTCGTCGAGTTCGACGGTGAGATGCACAAAGTCCTGACCGGCATCCGCAACTTCATCATCGTCACGACCGAGCGCTGGACCCGAGTGTCGGCTGCTACCTGGAGGCGGGTATGAGCGCCGAACTTGCCCTACTTCCTCGCTTCATCCGGGCCAAGCAGGCGCCCGCGTATCTGGGCATGTGCCGAGCGGTTTTTGATGCCGAAGTCCGCCCGCACATCCACGAGTTTCCCATCGGGGAGCGCGGCGTTGGGTTCGACCGAAAGGAGCTGGACGACTGGGCCACGGCCTACGTCGAAGCCAAGGCGATTGATAAAAACCGCGCCCCGGAGCAACAATTGCCCCGCAGCGAGCGCCAGAAAGGAGATAAATCATGGCGCGAAAATCGATCACAGGCCTCTCCAAGAGGAAAGGTATCTGGCATATCGACAAGAAAATCAACGGAGAACGACTTTACGAAAGCACTGGAACTGGTAACCGGGAAGAAGCGGAACGCTACCTGATCTACCGGCTGGAGCAGATCCGCCAGCAAAAGGTGTACGGCGTAAAGAAGGTCAGGATCTGGCGGGAGGCGGCGACTCGCTTCCTGCTGGAGTTCAAGGACCAGCCTTCAATCAAGCTATCAGCCCACCACCTTTCACAGCTGGATCCGTTCATAGGCGACATGCCGCTGACCCACATTGATGACCAGGCCCTGGTGCCGTTCATCAAAGACAGGTTGGCGACCAAGAAGCTCGAGGACGGCAAGGTCAAGAAAGGCGTCAGCAACAGAACGGTGAATATCTCGATCGAGCGTGTAGTTCGGGTTTTATCGTTGTGTGCCAGGAAGTGGCGAGACGATGAGCGCAGGCCGTGGCTGGATAGCGTGCCGATGCTCACGAAGCTGGAAGAGAAGAAGTCGAGCCGCAAGCCGTACCCGATGTCATGGCAGGAGCAGTCAATTCTATTTGCGGAACTGCCGGCCCACCTGCAAACGATGGCGCTGTTCAAGGTGAACACCGGCACCCGGGAGCAGGAAGTCTGCAAGCTGAGATGGGATTGGGAGATTTCGGTACCGGAGCTCGGCACCAGCGTATTTCTGATTCCGGCTGATTTCGGCGGCAGGCACGAACGGTCCGGGGTCAAAAACGGGGATGAGCGACTGGTCGTGCTCAACAACGTGGCGAAGTCGATCATCGACCAGCAGCGGGGTCTGAGCAAGGAATGGGTTTTCCCTTACAACGGCAACGCGATGCACCGGATGAATGATTCGGCTTGGAAGAAGGCGCGGGTGAGAGCGGCGAAACTCTGGCAGGAGGAAAACCTTCGCCCCGCTCACCCAGGTTATGCATCCATAAGGATCCACGACCTCAAACACACATTTGGCCGTCGGCTACGCGCAGCAGGCGTCACCGAGGAAGACCG